AGAATGCGAAGACTGGAAAAGCAATCTGTCCTTTTGCGAAAAGAACTCTCCAAGAGAACAAGATCCAAGTTGTGCCTGGAAAGAGTGGCCTTCTGGATCAGATCAATCACTGTGCTGGCCTTTTTGGCATTCTTAATTTGGATATTGTCATCATCTATATCAATTACCCCATAACAGAAAGAAGGTTATCAAAGATCTGTGAAAAATCTCACCAAAGCAATCCTGATTATGCTGTCCTCTATGACCATCCTGATAATGCTGGGCTACATCAAGGGGTATCTTTTTCCTTTGGCAAGTGTCCTTTAGTGTTCATACAAAATTTAAAAAAATTAAAGACAGCACAACAACAATTACGAAAGACAGATTGGTATAAAACCTGGGATATTGAACCAGATGACGCGATGTTCTATTGATTTCTTATAAATATGTAAGGTTAGTGAGAAATCCACTCACGTATATAAAAGGAGGATCACGATGGATCTTAATACATCGCCAGACAATCAGATTGCCACTGCGACAACTGACACAGTCTCTAAAACAGAGCAGGCACAAGCGGACAATCAACCCGCGAAAACTTATAGCCAGGCTGAACTGGATGCGATAGCGGCAGAAGTTAGAAGAAAGACTGAAGCCAAATTTGAGAAAAAGTACGGTCAGGTTGATGTTGAGAAATACCAATCTCTTATGGCCAAGGAAGAATCTGAAAAGATTGCCAAAGCCCAGGAGAAGTCAGAGTTTGAGAAACTGTTGAAGGAGAATGCTGAAAAGTTTAACAGCAAAATTTCTTCGCTAACTTCTGAACTGACAAAGATCAAGGTAGATGGAGCATTGATAAATGCCGCATCAACCAAGAAAGCAGTTAATCCAGATCAGGTCGCGAGACTTGTAAGGGATAATGTCAAAATGTCAGAAACAGGAGAAGTTGAAGTGATTGATCCCAAAACAGGTCAGACTAGATACACTGACAATGGTGATCCTTTAACGATTGATGGGTTGGTTACGGAATTCCTAACTACTAATCCTCATTTTGTTTCAGCAGGTCAGCCAGGAGGTGGATCCAAGTCCAACACAAATGCTGAAGGTATTTCCAAAGTTGATGTTAATAAACTGGATATGACTAATCCAGAACATAGAAAACAGTATGCTGAGTATCGTAAGAAACTGGGCTACTAAACATTAACAATAAAAGGAGATTAGCAAAATGGCTAATGAATCAACTACTACTACATTGAATGATCTGATAGCACCCATCGTACAAGAAGCGATGTTCGTTGCGTCTGAGACTTCAATCATGCCAGGACTTGTGAAAGTTTTCCAAGTTCCAGCAAACGCAGGTAAGGTATTACAAGTGCCTTTATACCCTGTACAAACAATCGCCACAGACGCGGGTGAGAACTCAGATCTACCAAACACTGCGATTTCAACTGGTGTTGCTAACATCACATTAACTGAAGCAGGTATCATGACTACATTGACTGACATGGCAAGAAACCATTCAGTATCAAATGTTGTTGCTGACCTAGGTAAGTTATTTGGTGAAGCGATCGCGAAAAGACACGACCAAGCATTAACAGGCTTGTTCTCAAGTTTCAACACACAGATTGGTGTTAACGCAACTGAGTTAGAAGTGGAAGACTTGTTTCAAGCATATGCTACATTGAAAGCAAATGCGGTTCCAGGACCATACTTTGGTGTGTTCAATCCTAAATCAATCTACAATATCAAGAAACAATTAACGAACACTTTCGTTAATCCAAATGCTTCTGCTGTTGTTAACCAAGCGATGAGCGAAGGTTACATTGGTAGAATCGCAGGTATTGATATCTTTGAAAGTTCAAATGTTGTTGAAAGTTCAGCGACTGACGTCACTAACGCAGTATTCTCAAGAGATGCGTTAGGTTTAGCGGTTGCTCAAAACATCAACATTGAAACACAAAGAGATGCTTCATTAAGAGCTGAAGAAATTGTTGCTTCTACAAGATACGGTGTATCTGTATTACACAACTCTTATGGTCTTAAATTAATTGGAGATAACCAATTATAATAATTGGAGATAACCAAATCAACTAATAACTGATTTTGTTTATTTTTGTACTAAAGGGCCAGTGGAAACATTGGCCCTTTTTTTATGACCATTAAATAATAGTATGAATCTAGTTTGGTTTAATGGAGAATCCGCTGAATTGTTCCACAAATGGTTGCCACCACAGAATTTGGAAGTGGGCACCAACTTCATACAGGAGAAGAGACCAGTCCATGTGGTGTGTGCCTATGACATACCCATCATCAAACAGATAACACTGGATCCCACCACAGAATACTACACAAGACCAGATGGTCAATCACCAGGATGGAAAGTGCTCACAGATCTCAGATTGGGAGGCACCAACAGCGGTATGTTGGCTGTTTATGTGGCCCTACAGAAATCATCAGGTCCCATCTACATATTGGGCTGTGATTGGGGTTTGAATGATCAAAGCATATTTGATCAAAGATATGGACACACACAGACCAAGATCAAATACAACAATGGCATGAAGAGAACATTGAAGAGCATCTGCCAGAACAGATTGGTTTATGTGATCAACAACAACAAGGTGGATACTCCATTGCCTGTTATGTCAGTTGATAACTTTCTTTTCCAGATTCATAATAAATAACAATATCAAGGCAGGACCTTGTAGAAACTAAAAGAAGGACTTTTACGATGGCTACATTCGCTACTGATTCAGACCTACTAGAATACGTTCCAGATATCAAAAAATACGGTATCCAGGAATTCCTAACTGAACACGAAAAAACATACGACGACATAATCAGACTACTGAACATAAAATGGTTCCCAACAACACAATACTCAAGATACGACATATCAGTATTGGGTGGAGAAGAAAAATTATCTCCAGGTAGATTGGATCCCAATCAATTTACCAGAGCCGCTGTTTATCACGTGTTGGCCTACTATATTTTTCCAAAACTTTCTACGTTTGAACCTGATGGAGACGCATTCAGGGAACAGATGAGTTTTTACAAGGCAAAGTTTGAAGAAGAATTTGACCTCATTTTGAGGGTGGGTGTATCATATGACCTAGATTCATCTGGCACATTCACGGACAGTGAAAAACAAACATTTTATAACGGTAGATTGATTAGATAATGTCAGCAAGAGAAAACATAGCAATCAACATACAGAGACAATTGGAGAACATGACTGATCCAGCACCTGGTTTGGTTTCAAGGGTGTTCTTTGATGTACAGAAATTGGCAATTACACAGTTTCCCGCTATCCTACTGGTAACCAGCAACGAGGTCAGAGAGGACGTTTCAATGAGCGCCAGACAGGGAGTGATACAGTATCAATTGAGATGTTATGTGCGAGGCACAGAAGTTGATACACTGAGGAATGAAATAGTTGAGAGGATTGAAGAGACCCTTGAAGTTTCAAGAGACAGAGATATCACTTTGGCAAGCACCAATATCCATAATGTCAAAACCATGGTATCCAACGTGGAAGTGATTGAGAGAGAACTACCATTGGGAGAAGTGATTGTGAATGTGGATGTTCAATATCAATACAAGAAAGGAGTCATGTAATGGCAATTCAAATGTTCAAAGGACAAGTTTCAGAAATCGTTTCTAACAGAGATGTCAAGGGACGACTGGAAGACGGATGGACCTTTAGTCCGTCAGAAAAAAAATCAACTTCAACTTACAGCCGTAATAAGATAAAGGCCAAAGCGGAAGTTGAAAAATCAACAACAGATCTTGAAGGTCCAGAAGATCTAAACAACGAGGAGAAATAAGATGGCAGCAAATGCTTCTACTTATAACGGTCAATCTGGTGTTGTGAAATATGATGTGTCAGGAACCCCAACAGCGGTTGCTGAAGTTAGATCATTCACAATAGACCAAGAGACTGCCACTGTTGAAAAAACAGTGATGGGAGATTCTGTAAGAGGTTATCTTCCAAGTCTAACACAGTTCTCAGGTTCAATGGATGTGTACTTCAGAGACAACGACGATGCGGCAAATGCCTTATTCACAGGAATAGGTGCTGATGAGGCAACACTTGAAGTTTATCCATCAGGAGAGACTACAGGTGTAAAATTAACTGGAAAAATAATCATAACTGGCCATTCAATCACATCAAACTTTGATGGAATGGTGGAAGCGTCTGTTAGTTTCCAAGGAACTAAAGACGGATCAGGTAACGGATTGGTTAAGACGATCATTACTTAATGGAGATTAAAGTATCTTTTAATAGCAAACGAGTGATCGCTGAACTATCAAATGATGTAGATCAGATGGTCCGCTCAATATCCCAAGATCTGTTTGACACGATCAAACAGAAAACG